GTTTGATGACCAATTATGAAAAGCAGCATAACCTATGCTTGTGACGCTGTTTGGAAATTACAACTTGACCGATTGAATTCAATTCATCAAATGCATCATCTAAAATACTTGTTGCACCATTCAAAATTATAAATAAAATTCTTCGCCGTCTACAGCGTTTGAAACCGTACCGTCTCCATTATATGCTGCTGTAACATCAGTTAATAGCCCGTCTTCAAAAACCTCACGCAAACTATGCTCGTTTAATTCATAAAATCTTTCATCTATAGTTTTGTTCGTGTAGGCCACATCTAATTTACTTGTGCCATCATCCGTATAAATATATCCCGTTTCTTGTTCTTCATAATTTAAATACCTGAACATTCTATGATAATAATCTAACAAATAAATATCTAAATCTTGAATGCCCAAATCGGTTTTATCTGTGTCTGTCAAGGGATACTCGTTGTCTTTAAAAACCTCATTCAAACTATGCCCATTAAGTTTTTCAATAGGAATATGTATTTCTAATTTCTCATACTCGGTATTTAATATATTTATTTTTCTCATACTTTACATCTCCCTTGCTAATTTCAGATTTATTTCTTCGACCATTTCATCGATATCTACTTCTTCTGCATAGTTTTCAACCGTTACATTTATTGTGATATCCTTATCACTATTATCTTGATTGATAGTTGTCTCAGGAGTACTTTGGACGTTCGTATCTCTTATAACATCCACTGGATTTTTGGGAGTATCAACATTAGAACTTTCTGTGGCTTTCATTTTGAGGGGTCTCATCAATGGAACTTCCTGCTAACTCCACATCGTCGATGTCTCCTACAATCGGTTTTACGTTTGCTTCCATATCAGGCGGGTCAATATCAAACTCCACATCATTGATTTCTTTAACCGTCTTGTCAAAAAGTCCACCGATTCTATTAATTCCTCTTATCACTCTGTTTATCATTCCTATAAATTGATTGACTACCCACTCTGCACCGACAATAATTTTTTCCAATATACAACATATATAAATCAAATGCCATCTTTAAATATTCAGGAATATTTTCTATCATGGTTTTCAATTTATCAAAAACGGGTATCAATTTTTTTCTTATAACCTTCACAAGTGGCGTTATCCAATCTGCTATTTTCTTCCACAGTTTTTGCCATTATTTCCAACTGCCATATCATAGGCATAAGAATAAGTTTCAATAAAGGCATTAAGATTGCTCCTAATAATTGGAACACTGGGACTAACATGTCACCTATCAATCCAATAATCGGCATTATAACTTTCATCAAGGTTTTAAAATTGAGATAACACTATTAACTATCGGCATTAATGCGGACCCTAATTGTTTAACTAACCCATTTATACTTTCTTAAATTTATCATTTGTAGTATATAAATATGCCAGTTAAACCAATAACGACTGTAATTACTGCTATAATCGGATGCGCTGCTAATATCGATAAGGCTCCTGCAAGTTTTGGAATTATAGCAATAAGTGCTCCTAGCCAGATGTCAATTTTCCAACGATGAATAACAACGGTCCGATTGCTGCTGCGATGGCTAATATTTTTACAACCGTCCCTTTCGTTGACTTATCTAGTTCATTAAATTTAGTAACTAAGGCGGAGATTTTACCTGCCATTTTGACCAATACAGGCGTGAAAATATTCCTAAACCTTGGAGGGCAACCGCCAAGGTTTTGAAAACGTCCATTTTAAAATCGACGTGCTGGCCCTGTCATAGCCTCTACTGCGTTCGAGGTTGTGCCTGCACTGTCCGTCATTGAATCTAATGCTTTAGAAAACGACTCTCCTTCTTTGGTCATAAGGGACATAAAACCTTTACCGGCTTCAATACTTGAAAATAAATCTATCATTTTTATGTTGCTTTTTCGGCCCCTTTAACCAATGTTCCAAATACTTCTTCTAACCCTACACCATCTTCGGATAATTCTTTAAATGATTGGCCCGTTTCTTCTCTTAAAATCTTGCTGGCTGTGGTTCCTGTTTTGGCTAGTTCCGCCAAAAACTTGGTTTAATGAGGTTGTGGCCTGTGGGGGCTTTAATACCTTGTGCCGTCATAACCGCCAAACTTGCTGCTACGCCTTCAAAACTAACACCCAGCGTTGCAGCGGTCGGAATAACTTGTGAAAGGCTTTGTGCTAATTCATCAACGGTAGTCTTACCTTTGTTCTGGGTCTGCAATAAGATATCGCTAATCTTCGTTGCCTCAGACGCTTCCATTCCGTAAGAATTCATCACTGTAGTCATTGCATCAACTGCTTTTGCGGTGGTTGTAAATCCACCTATGGATAAGTCTGTGGCTGTTTTTAGAAACCCTGTGGCTTGCGTCATGTCTTCAGTGACAACGACGCCGGCCGATAAGGCTTGGTATAACCCTTCACTTATTTCCGTGGCTGCTATACCTGTTTCAGCCGATAAATCTTGAACTTGTTTTTTCAGGTTTTCAGTATCTACATTCACCTCACCAAATAACGTCGATACTTTTCTTAATCCTGTATCTAAATCTACCGCCATTTTTGTAGCGGCTGCACCCATCGCCAAAATAGGCATAGTAACGTTTTGAGTCATTTTTCTGACCCATTGAAGATAAATTGCTTCCTACTTTTTTTTAATTTTTTTGATATGCGGTCAAATTTTAGCGCATTAATTTTTCTAATTTTTCCTTAATAAAACCGCTTTGCTTTCTGTCTTTACAATCTCAGATTGCAATTTCTTATATTCTGCAGAACTTTTATCCGTTCCTACCTCGTCTAAATATTCTAATCTTTTTCTTAATGATTTGGCTTTTTTCTTCGGTTTGTCCTATGGCTGTTTTTGCATTTTTTTGTGTCCTCTAAAAATCTATCGTTGTTCCATTCTATCTTTAAAGATTTGGAAAGTTCACGAACATTCTTACTCGTCGCCCTCACATTCCTATCCATTTTTTCATGCCCTTATTGAAACTCTTCGTGTCGGCACTGATTGGAATGCTTAAACCCATAACTGCCATGAAACTCACCTCCTATTTCTTGTGCATCTTCATTATGTCATCGTTGCTTGCTTCTTTAACGTTTATGCCTCTTTTTTTCATTTTGCTTCTTTTTGCTTTTGATTTGAAATATTCTTTAATACTTTGTATGTCATATTCCGTCACTAACGCCAATAAATCATCAAAATTTAAATCACACATAACTTGATAATCAATCTCATACTTTTGGCACTTCTTGATTAAACCTAAAACAAAAGGCGGCCCACCCTTATCTACATTTTCGTTTCCTGGCAATTTACTTGCTAATTTAGACAAAGATGCAGACCGCTCATTTAGTTTTTTGAGGCAGGACTTCCGATTTCATTTATTACTTTTGAAATCTCGTCCAATATTTCTTCCGCCACTTCATAATCAAAAAGTCCACAAAAATCAGAAAACGTTGGGAGTTCTTTAGAATTCACATAACAGTATAAGAATTTCAATAGGCCTAAGAAATGTTTTTTCCCTGTTGATGTTTCCTCGGACCATTTTGCGACTTTTTGTGAGTATTCAGTCAAGTCGCACCCCTCTTTTTCTTGAAAATACTGTTCCCATTTTAAATGAGCCTTGAATGAGGTATCTATTTCTAAACTCATCATTTTTCTTTCTGTCACTATTTTTTCATCAATTTCTTTTCTGCTTATTGTTGGGACTTTAATTATCTATTTTTTTCCTCTTTTCTTTTTTGTTTTATTTTTTTACACTGCGTTTACATCTGGAACGGTTTCACCAAATGTTGCATAATCAGTATCATCTGGATAGGCTGAAAGTTTAAAAACTTTCAATGTGTTGCCTTTATCATCTACATAATCTGCTGTCCCATCAACGTCTTGTAAATAAGTTCCTGAAACAGTTAAAGGATACTCGTAATTATTAACAGTGGGACTATCAGTCGTCTGTTCGTAACTTTCACCAGGTTTGCCTGTAATGCATCCGAACAACCAATTCTTAATTGTAATTTTTTCGCCGTCCAAAACACCCTCTACTTCATAATAGATGGAATGTTCCTTCGATTGTAATTGTTGAACATCTGCAAAACCACCTTCAATGTGCATTCCTCGACCAGAAGCAATCTCATAATCTTCCTCGATGTTGGTCACACCTATTGTCCCTGTTTCCCTTTATAATTTGCTAAAACTGCTAACTTTTCCCGTCGCCATATAAAACCGTTTCTTCGTAATCTACTTCTAGAGATATACTATTTGCATATGCAAGACCAACAGGTGCATCTTCTTCAAAAGCGAACTTTAAATTCTTGATATTAAACTTGAATAAATTTTTCTTGCCATTTTTGTTCCTCCTATTTGCTCAATTTTTGTTTCATAATTTTAATAAAATTGCTATACATTTTGTTGTGATATTCTTTGCTTGTTCGAACGATAAATGCGTCTGGACCTGTCTTGGCATATTCTGCCAAATTACTAACGGGTATTCCTGTATTAATTCCTCCAGTACCTCTCTCATTATACACAAATACAGCATTCGGGTAACGTTTAACTTTCCAACTCCTAGCAAATAACCCTGTACCTCTCGTCGGTGGAGTACTTCTCGCTAATTTATCTGCCATACTTTTTCCTACATCGTTCAAGGCATCTTGGGTATAATTGTAATTAATTTTTTTAAATTTATTAACTACCGTTCTCATTTCTTTTTCTAAATCAAATGTGACGCCATAACCTTGTCCCGGCATTGCTATCCCACCATTGCTTTGACCACAAATTTATAACTGTACATCATGCGATTTGTATCATAATCAACTGACCCAAATTCGAAGATATAATGATTCTCAAGAAACGCATTTTCAATTTTCTCTACATAAATATCCACCATTTTGTTCCGCGAATAGAAAGTAATTGCTACCTCAAACGGGAACATTAATTTTTCTCCATCGCCATATTCTGAATTGATTAATTGATAATTCCAAACAATGTAGTATTGTTTCTCGCTTGCAATTGACGATTTAACGTATACAAACCAAAATATCGGCTCTGTGGCGTTTTTTATATCTTCCTCGCCTAATGATAACCCGTCGACCATTCCTGCCGTTAGAAACGCATTTTCAACACTTGTGGTTATTTCTTGTAACGCCTTAATCAATTTCATTATGACCACCTAATCTCAGTATATGTCTTTTTGTTTACAGGGTAGCCTCTTAATTTTATTTCCGTGTTATAAAACTCACCGTCATCGTCGCCATCTATGCCATAGACTTTATTTTGAAATTCGATGAACATATCCATTTCCACTTTTCTTTGATTAATCACAAATTCAATAACTGAAGCGTTTTTGAACGCCTTCTAGTGAGTTTTGCTCGTTACCGCTTAATTGCCTAACGTAGGCTTTAATAGACGTTCCTTCTGGATGTATGTATTGTTTAATAACCCCAGTTTTCGTTTCTATTTCTTTGAATATAAGAATCTTTCTGTTTTTATTTGGATAACTAAATTTTCTCAGCATTCTAAATCACCGTTTTCTCTTGTGCAATTGTTTGCAAATCGATGAGTAAACTGTTCATCCCAATTGAGAAATCATATTCTTTTTATAGTTATTATTTTCAAAAAACTGCATTCGCACATATAATATTGCCGCTTGCTTTGCTAAGGGTTCAATCTCTACTTCGGACGTCCAGTCAAATCCTGTCTTGGTTTTTAAATAATATGAGGCGAGGATGGATAACCTCTCAAGTTCGTTCACATCATAATCGAAATCTAAATACAATGCTGTTCTCATTTCTTGAATTGTTAAAATCTTTTCCATTTATCTCGCCTCTTTTATTTAATTTAATTTATTATACTGCTGCCGTTTTCAATAGTACAACGCCATTTTTATCTGCTAATTTTCCATCAGCAATCATCGTTGATTTCTGAATCCACTCATCGGTGTTTTCATCAAAGTAGCGACGAAGGTTGATTTGTAGATTTGTGTTGAATGTATAATTCGAGAAATCTACATAGGCTGCCACCACGGTTTCTGGTGCGGTTGTTGCGTTCAATGGAGCAATTTCATTTCTTAACACAATCGGATACCCCAAGAAACGGTACACAATCTCGCCGTCAACGCCATAAGTCGTTCTAGCGATTGGTTGTCCTTGGTCATCTTTCAACCCCCAGATATAGTTATCAAACGTTGCTGGGTTCATAACGATTCTGCTTTTTCTTGCTTTTCTGTACGCAATTGGAATATTCCCAATAAGTTTAGTCAACCAACCCGTATAGTCTGCATCGGTGTCTCCAAATTCAACAACTTGCTCTGCTGGAATACCTGTATCGGCGGTAATGCCCAAAGGTTGTCCGGAACCTGTTCCGTTCAAAACTGCTTCTTCGATTGCTACAACCATTGCTTCCGCGATATTATCTGAGACTGTTTGCTCAAATACTGGCAATGAAACTGTGTCTGCCATCAAACTAATTGCTACCACAATTTGCAATTTGTAATAATTGAAACTGATTTTTGAAGTTGCTTTCTTCTGCTTGTCCGCTACTGAACCTTCTGCAATCCAACTTGCTGTCGGCTTGGCTGACGAGGTAGGAATATCCAATCCACCAGGATAATTCGTTTTGGTAATCAATGGATAAATATCTCCATAATCTTTCATTTCTTCAACTATTTTATTAAGAATAGTTGTTGGAACTACTGAACCGACATCTGATGTAACGGTGGTCGCATCTGCACGTTTCAACGCTTCTTTTTCTCCCGTGAGCACATAATCCTTGAAGGCTTCACGATATTCTAAACTCTCATAGGTGTTTTCTTTTCGCAATGTTTTTTCACCGTCACCTTCAGGTCCGATTACATTAATTTTTTGTCCTTCTTCAAATTTAGAATTAATTTTATTCTGTCTTTCTTCAAGTGCTTTTTTCTCGACGATTAAGTCATCCACTTCTGCTTCCAATGTTTCAAGATTTTCTTTATCTGCCGATTTCATTTCCACCTGAATTGCTTTCATTCTTTCTAGAATTTCTACTAATCTTTTCATTCTAAGTTTCCTCCTATTTTATTTTTATATTTAAACGCCTGACCAGCACATTCTTTTTATCCTCTGCATCCTCTAATGTCTTCTGAATGTTCTCTAACTTTTCAAAAGAACGAGCATAAATTTCTGTGTCCGGATAGGCTCCTAAATCCACAATACTTACATCATACAACCTGTCTATTTTTCTAATTGTACGCAATGGTACATCTTTTTCAAAATCCCAATCCGACCCATTATCGGAATCTAAGGTGAAGGCAAAACTGCATTCTGAGATTAAACCACTTTCCACCATTTGATAAATATCATTGTGAGATTGAATGTTCAATAATTCTGCTCGACCTTTTAAACCGACGGAATCAACTTCCAAATTTAAACTTCCGTTCTTGGTCGATGCTAATGCTAAATAACCATCATTATGATTATATTTCAACGGCACTTTTCTCATGTCTGTATCATTCAAGGCTGTGTCTAGAATAACTTCTTCAAAACCATAATCTTTTGACCCAATCAATGTTCTTTGATTGAATTTTAAAAAATACCCTTCAATGACCATTATCTCATCTTCGCCATCTTTTCTGAACGATACATCCATTGCTACTCTTGTTTCTTTTGGATTTTTCTTAATATCATTTAAACGTTTATTTTTCATCTTTTTTTCCTCCTTCAATTCTTCAATTTACTCTGTTGATATTCATTAGCGATTGAAGAATTAATATAATTTAATGATACCATTCTTTCTTCGCCATTCTCAACAGGCGGTAAATTAAATAATTCTCTAAATTCATTAATGGTGTACAATCCAATTTCTTTTGTTTTATCCACCAAATTAATTTTTGAAGCGATACTAACAACTTGTAAATCACTTGTTGATATTTTAACACGATTACCCACGTCATATTGACGTTTGGTAAATAGTTTGAAATTTAATTCATTACATAGTTTATTGGCAAATGTTTCGATATTCGTCTCGTAATAAGATTGCCATTGATTTTCTGAAAAATCTCCTTTAATAATGTTTTCTGAGATATGCAAGAAATTATATATTTTATTTTCAAAAAATTTCATCTCGTCCGCGTTGGAATATTTCGCATCCGATTTTATTTGAGTTAGTTGAGATGAGGCATCCATATAGGCAACGCCTGTGCCTCCAACTTTTAAATAAGAATCTGCAAAATTCTGTGCTTTTTTCTCTCTTTGCTTATCCGTCAACGAGGTTGTGCTATTAATCACAAACCTTAAAAATGCACTCGTTTTTATTGCGTTTTCTATTCCGTCGTTATTTGTATTAATAACTCTTAAAACGGTATTTATAGCATTATTTTTTCACCGAATATTTCCGTATCGCCAACATTCCGAGCAATATGAATAATATTATCCAATCCTGTAGTGATAACTTTTCCTTGAATATAAAATCTTAAATAAAATTCTCCTGTACTCTTATCTATACTTGTTTCTACATTTTCGGTATCAATTATCCATAGACTCTTTAAAGGTTCGTTTTGGTTAAATAAATCCCAATCGATATAAATAAACACATTTAATTCTGTCCAATACAACCGTGCTACTTTTTCCCAAAACGCACCTGCTTCCATTACTGGATTTGGTTTTAAAGTTAAAATCTTGTTCATGTACTCTTTGTCTTTTTTTCCTTTAAAATAAACTGTCGGTTTAATCTTACTCAAATGTAAAGCATGTGTGTCGACGCCTGCCATGAATGTCTCATTTGCTTTCGGGTCCACTGTTGAACTGAAATAAGGAGTAAATAAATTAACTAATTTCGATTGTGTAACTTTAACTTTTTCATCCTTTTTCTTTCCAAATAAATTTGTAAAAATACTCATATATTTATTCCTCCTCCCAGAAAAATTAGCGTTTTTCCACGTATGATACATATCCATTTAATATCGTTGCAGCCCCATCAATTTTCTGCGACTCACGACCTTTGATAGGCATGTAATTACCGTTCCTGTCTTTTTGAACCTCGACATTTGATAAGCACCATTTAGTCACTGGATTGTTTTGATAAATCAAGGTTTAGTTTTTAGGTCTGCCCCAACCTCTTGCATTGGGACAGATAGAGTTTGTGCCCCTTGTGCTGTGGGAATTAGGCAATATTTTTCGCAAACCCTACAGACTCTAGTTCATTTATAAGATACGCTGCAGACCATCTATCGTAATTTATAAACTGATAGGTATAACCTTGGCTGACTTTATCAACGACATATTCTGTGATGTCGTGATAATTAATTAATTCCTCACCACTTATTCTAACATACCCCTGCTCAATCCACCTATCAAACGGAACTTTTTTTTCTGTGTCTACATATTTCTGCGTGACCCAATACATCGTTTCGGCGATAATTTTATGATTTTTCTTATCAAATAATAAAGTAGTAAATGCTGTCATATCACTTGTTCTTGATAAATCGAACCCACCAATACATATTTTATCTTCTATTTCTGATAAATCATAAACCGCGTCATTATTAAACTCATCAAATGATAACCAAGAATGTCTATGATTTTGACGAATATTAAAAGTTTTTGATAATAAATTAATTAGTTTTGTTTTATCCGTTTTTTGCTTTTTTCGATTTTCTTCATATAAAGAATTTATTGATTGACTAATGCCTAAATTTGGATTTGCTTTAAATGCATTTTTAATATTTTCCCATTCGTTTACATCGTCAAGTTCATAGCAGAAAACTAATAACCTATCATCGGCCCACACCCCATCCACTACTTTGCTATCGTAATTATAAATATCATCAAAAGTACTTTGTCTTTCGGTGCCCATTGTGGTAGTAATTATTTCAATTGGCTGCGGTCTTGATTTGGTAGAATCCCACATTACATCAATAATATTATTATCGGTGATTGCATGTAATTCATCAATATGTGAAACTTGAGCAACTTAATCCATTCTAACTTTTTGCTTTCTTTAGATATCGGTTGAAAGAAAGAATCGGAATAAGGTAAGGTATAAATTCCATTAACCGTCACACGGAAACGACTTGATAAAACTGGATTGGTCCTGATAATCAATTTTGCCATGTCCCAAGCAATTTTTTGCTTGGTCACGTTTTGTGGCGGCAGAATAACACTCGGCTCCTAATTCTCCACCCATTAATAATTCATATATAATTATACACGCCGCAAATAAAGTTTTACCATTTTTTCGTCCAATATATAAATGTAATCTTTTATATTTCCTCAAATCGTTCTCTTTTCCTACGAAGCCATAGAGTCCTGAAATCATCGCTTTTTGCCATAATTCCAATTTTATAAACTGTCCCGCCAAAGGTCCTTTTACGTGTTTACAGAAAGTCTCGATAAACTCAATAACTTTCTCAGGGTTCTCTTTGTTGTAATAGAAAAACTCTTTCGTCCCATCATACTGCTCGATATAATTTTTTTCTGGTTCATCAATAAATCTAACCAATCGTTCATATTGTTTTTTTATTTTTTTCCGACTAATACTTTTACCAGTTTTTTATATCGTGATGATATTTCTCAATATAGTTGATATCATCACATCCCTTTATTTTTTTATATTTGTCTCGAAATTTTTCTAATTCATCTTTTTTGCCTGAATTATCTGGTATGAAATCTTTTAACCGTTTTAATAAATCAGTATGTAGTTTTCCAATTTTAGCATATTGTTTACTTGCGGTCGTTTCTTTCTTGCCCCACTGCTCTTTACCATTCTGATATTCTTCTTCATGCCCATCTTTGCTTATAATCATTCTTAATTCTTCTAATTCGACCACGCAGAACACAATGTTATCAATCAGAGGTTCCGCCACAACTTTTTGAGTTTTGCCCCAAGTTGTTTCAAAACATTACTATTATTTTTTTTCTCTTTAGTTCTCTTTTGTTTTCTTTCGAACTCTGTAAAGATTCGCTCTGCTTTTTCCATCGCTTTCACCTATTTTCCTACCCCTTCATGTAAATTACTGTACGTGTAAAAGTTAGG